CGGCAGTAACCGTCTTTGTAATTGTAGCCGGTCGCGCAGCTTCCCGAACTGGCATAAGGTGCCTTCGGAATTGTCGGGTCAACCGTGCTCGCACCCTGCGCGAGAAACGGCAACAGCACGAACAAAACAGCAAAAATGCCATATTTCTTCATCAGCACTCTCCATCACAGGGACGCGCCGTCATCGCGACGGGGCATCGTCTTGAACTATTTCAACCGCTTGCGAAGGTCAGCGATTGAGGCATCAACATTTTCAAGCCAAGCTTTACCGGCATCCGTCAGCACGGCCTCGCGCGTCCGGCGCGGAGTTACAGAGGCTTCAAGAACCATGATTTGTTGCTCCAGCGTCAGCACCACAGGTGGCGGTTCAATCGCAACCGGAGCACCGTTGGTATCAGCAGCAATGGCCTTGCCTTGCGCCTGAGCGGTCAGGAGCGCATCGCGCTGCTCGAAGCTGACCTCGACTAAATCGTCTGGCAGGCTCGGATAATCAACCGAAGACGGATAAAATCCGCCAGTTGATTTCGACCAGAAAAGCTTTTCGTCATCGTTCTGCATAATTATCCTCAATAGCCAAGAGCCCGATAGACAACGCCATTTGTTAGGTTGATAGCGCCGCCCCAATTATAGAAAGTTGCTCCGGCAGCAGTCTTGGCAACACCCAAGCCGAGCGGGTTGGCATTAACACCAACCCCAATCGGCATGGGCGCGACATGGACGCATTTGTTCGGGAACGTGATCGGGAACGTCACTGACACGCTTGCACCGCTGTTGACGCCAGCAGAAACGCCCCACTGTTCAAAGATGCTGTCGGGGCGATACATATTGCCTGCATCACCTTTGGTGCTCTTAAATGCCAGCTGAGAGAATTGCAGTGCAGCAGAGCCTCCGGTCGATAACCATATTCCAGGGTTCGAGCTTGCAATCAGTGTGAGAGTGTCGCCTGCGCCGACGGCTATGCTGGTTCCAATTGCGTTAATGGTATCGGTTCCAGCCCGATTAAATACTGCATTATAAGCGCTGAGGTTCATAAACTGAAGCTGCTCGCCTGGAATGTAGTTGCTCCGGTCTGGTAGTGTGCTTGTGATATTACCAGACAGAGCCTCAATAACACCAAGCTGATTGGCCTGCGTCCTATCCATCGTCACGGCAGCAGAGATGCTGTAAACGCCTGCAATCGCGCCGATGATAAGCTGACGCCATGAAGCTGCCACGGTGGGCAAGTCTGTGTTCGCGTCTTTCAGGCTTTCATAAATCTTTCCGCCGTAAAGCACGCGCGCGAACTTGGAATAGGAATAGGCCGAGCCGCCATTGTCAGCGCTCGTGATAAAGTCCGGCACGCCATGCGTCTGATACTGTTGCAGCGCGCCGGTAATGTCGTTCAAAACCTGATTGGTCTTGGTGCGCGGCACGCGCTTAACCAGTGGGTCAGTCGCCGGATTGCGGCTGTAGTCTGCCGTAAAGCCCTGCGTGTAGCTGACATTGCCTGAAGGGTCGGCAGCGTCCGGAATGGCTGCCAAATCTCCGGCTGTCGCGAATGGAAAACGGAAAAACTTCGCCATTTCGTATCCCTTCATAGGACGCGCCGTCATCCGACGGTGCTTGACTTGCCTTAAGCTCCGAAACTTCCATTATCGAAGTTCAGGCTGTATTCATCGAACCCGAAGCACTGCTCACCCACGACATAGTAAGTTGATTCGACGCCTGCCGGACGCGGTAGAATGTCGAAATTATCCAGCAGATAACGCAAATCAGCACTTGGCACGAACGTAAACACATAGGTCTGTGTCATGTTCAAGCCGTCGAGTAGGTAAACCCTCCCCAAATCCTTAAATACGTCTGCGAGCATACGGTTTGTCTCTGGGACAGTGCCGCTACTCACCAACTGATAATACCGCAAGCGCAGGGCAATACGCTGCATTTCTTTCGATAAAGAGACCGTCCCGCCGACATCCTGCCCAAAGCTGCCCTGGTCGAAAGGCACGAAATAATCGTCAAAGCCAAAGGTCAGCGTGTCATCAATCGTCGGCGGCGTTTCGACATAGAGATTGAGGCCAAGAATGATGCCCCAGATCGCAAGGCCAAATTCATTGGCAGTGCGAAGGTCGAAAACGTCGCGATACCAGTCAAGCCAGAACTGCTTATGGTTCGCGTCATACCAAGCCTGTTTTTGCTCCAGCAGCTTTTGCAAGCGCTCGGCGTCGTTATATTGCCAGAGCAGCGCCCGCATCAGGTCGGCGCTAGAGCCGAATTGCTGAATAGTGCTCATGCAACAATCACCGTGATGAGGCTCTCGGTCGTGGAAGCAATCTGGTTGATGGCAATGGCGATTTCAGAGGTTGACCAAGAGATTGAACTTGCAAGGCTGACTTCAACCTTTTGCACATAAATGCTTGGATTGGCTCGGTTTATCGCGCTCGCAATCTCGAAGGGAGAGACCGAAGCGCCAACGATGAAACCATCTTCACCGTCCAGGTTGCCCTGCACATAATCCATAATCGCGGCCTTGACCGCCGTGGCCGTGCCGCGCTTGATGGTGACTTGCATCGCAATCGAAATGACCGCAGGACGCTGAAACTTGACGTTATAGGTTTGACCGGAAACCGGCTCGACCACGGAAACCGTCGTGCTGCCGTTCCAGTTGCTGCCGCTTGACTTGTTCTCAAGGATTGCCGCCGCGACATCCGCATCGGTGCCGCCGTCAACACAGACAAATATCGAATGCGCGACCATTGAAACGCCGTCAATCGTCGCGGTCGTGTCGCCGGTATTCTCGCGGAAGGTCAGGCTTTTGACGCCCTCAACGGCATAGAGCGCCGAGGTAATCGCCTCGGGCAGCGCCAGCCCTTGAAAAGCCAGCGTGTTGCGCCGCAGCGCGCGGGCGGATTTGTCGCTTTGCTCTGCCGCGCCTGGGATAGCCGCCGACGGATTGGTCACAGTTTCCCATCCCAGAATGCCGGAAACAATCATGGTGAGCGCGCCGGACGCGCAGGGGATAGCGCCATACTCCGCCGATTGGAACTGCGCGCTGACGGAGCCGCCCGAGCCAATAACCACGGTTGAAATGGTCTCGAAAATATCGCCCGCCGCCGTCTTGGCCTGCGAGCCTGCCGGAATAACCGTATCCGCCTCGCCGGTCAGCGTGGCCGTCACCGTCGAGCGCCGCGCCGACGTGCGCTGCATTCCCGTCAGCGCCAGCAGCGCATCGAGATAAACCCCGCCCGCGAGGTTCGGGTTAATCTGGTTCGCAAGCTGCGCGTTATTGGCAAGAACGTCATTCCGCGCCAGGGTCTCGGCGGTAATCAGCACACCTTGCGGCGTGTCAGGCGTGACAACGAGGTCATCACCGAAAACGGCCTTAAACTCGCTTTGCACACCGGAAAGCAGGCTTGAGGTGTCCGGAACAATCGTGCCGGTGCTGGCGATATATTGCTGGTCAGCCATTGATTATCCCCTCGCCGTAAATTGTCTCTATCGTCACCGCGTAGGACAAGACGTTATTCGCCACCTTGCTGGTCAGCGCCTTAATCTGGTTCACGCCGTCAACCGCCAGCAGCGCCTGCCGCAGCGCGGCTTCCCATTGCGGGATATTCGGAGCGCCAATCCATATCGTCTGAAAGTTCGGCATCCCGTCATTGACCGCCAGCAGCATCTCGCCGCGCAACGCTTTAGCCGCGTGGGCGCAGCTTTCCAGCACGGCCTGGATACCCGTTGCCGTGGCGATATTGCCCTGACGGTTTAGGTAAAGGTCGTTATTGCTGTCAGCGGCCAGTGTCTTGGTCATGGGACAATCTCGGACATGGGACGATTGGCCGATATATTACCACTTGCCTTGATGTCACCCTCGACCGTAACGAGGCCGGTAAACTTGAAACGGTCAGGAAACAGCGCCAGCCGGACGGTGCCGGTGCGGTTCTGAATTACCATGTTGCTGGTATCTTCGGAGCGGATGGTGAAATTGTGCATCACATCGGGGATAAAGAGCGCATCCGAAAAAGAGTGCATCCGGCTGGTCGGCGGCGTGGTTTCCGCCATTGAGCGCAGGAATACCGATAAATCGCGGTCGCTGGCTTTTATCCAGCCATAGTCACCCGCCACGAGGTTAAAGCTGATCATGGCATTGCCGCCGCCGAGTTGCAGCACCGGCAGGCTGGCGATTTGCGGGCGCTTCATGGTTTTGCCGTCGGTCAGCACCATCTGGATAAGCGGCTCAACGCGGACGCGCGCCTTTGCCCGATTGAACGAGATAACCCGCGCGGGCAGCATGTCATCCGTCTTACGCAAAAACTGCTGCAATACGGCGTTGAAAACACCGGCGAGGTCGTTTTGCTCTGTCTGATTAATGCTCGGCTTGGCGTTCTCTGTCATAGGACATACCCCGAGCAATCCGCGATGTAATAGAAAGGCGTTTCACGGTTATCGACATGAAAAGCCAGCCGCAAAATTTGGAAATTACCGTTCGCGGCAGGGTTGATGTCACTTTCGATTTTTACCGCGCCGCCGAGCCGGACGGCGTTATTTATGAGAAACCGCACGCGGACGCCGTATGGCGTTCCCGCCGCGCCCGAGCACGTTATCAATTCCGGCACGCCCACCATGCCGGTTGTTTTGTTGATAAGCACGGCCTCGCCCGCCAGAGGCTTGCCTTTGTCCTTCACGATAAGTTCGTCGTTATCGCGGTAAATATCTTTATCCGGCAGCGTTTTGGAAAGGTCTTGTAAGTGGCCGGTTGCCGTTCCCGCGTAGGCATGGTTGCCTATATTGGGGTTAGCCCCCTCAAAGGTCAGGGGTATGCCTGCCGGAACACCATCGACTGCGCCCTCTAACTGTGCAGGCGTGGGCGGCGGCGGAATTGCGCTGGCACCGTCTTTCACAATCTTTTTTAGCGGTGTGCTGGCTGGCTGGCTTGTCGAATAAATTGCGCCTAGTCCGGCCATGCCAGTCAGGGCATGAAAGGTTATCCCGATGTCTGGGCTTTGCGTTGGGTTCGCGGCCATGACCTCGCCTGCAAACAGCGTGAATACGCCGTAGGATTTTCGGCCTACCTCAAGCGTCACGCGCTTTGGTTTGACCTCAAGCCGATAGGGCGAGGTCTGGGTTACCAGATAATCCCGCAGTTCGCGGGTCAGGTTGTAAATCGTGATTTGGCATTCTGCGAGTTGGCCGGTCATCATCTTGACGCCGGAAGCCGTGATTTTCAGCCCTTCAAAGGTTTTGAAGCCGCTATCGGTCTCAATGGTCAGCCGGACTATCCGGTCATCAAAAGCAAACTGTGTCATGGCGTTCGGATCGTCGCAGTCGGCAACAAACCGCGCTCCATCTGGGGCAGGCCAAAGCGCAAGGTCACGTCAATGACCGCGCCATTGGTAAAGCCAAACTCAAAGGCGGGCTGCACGCGCTCAACCGTGACACCCGCGGCCAGGACGGCACCGAGATGCTGACGCTGCCAGCCGAGCGGGTTTGTCGTCGGGATAAAGCCGTTGCCATACTCGTTCCCCACCGCGCCGCCACCGGCAGTTTTTTCATTGAACAGGAAACGGATAAGGTCAATGCCGCTGAGCGAGCCGCCGACAAGGCGCACAAAGCCCGAGAAACACCAATCCTGGCCGTTTGCGGCCACAATCTGGGTCGTGGTTTCAGGATAGAGCGCCGCGCCAGACGATGCGGAAGCGGTGCCGAAAACCCGCCAATCCACATAATTGATGAAATCCTCGCTGCCGAAGCCGACAAGCTGCTGCGAGAGGCCACCGCCGATAAAGTTTGTCCAGTTTGTCGGCAGCGTTCCAGGCGTTCCCGCCGCACCGCCGACCATCGTATTGTTGCGGATATAGTTCACCGCCTGCACGCCGCTGCTGTAATAACCGGCTGGCTGCACAGCCCGCAGCGGAATTGCGCCGTCGGGGTCGAAAGCAAAGCCAGCGGCGCGGGCTGCTGCCAGTTCGGCGGCGGAGAGATAGACAAGCTGCTGCGTGACGCCGAATTCTGAATAGAGCGGCAGCGCGTCATTGGCCGTCACCATGACGAAATTGCCGGTTTCCTTATACCGATAGGGCAACATCGGCTGACCGGCCACAAGGCGCACGCCGTCAAGCATCTTGACCTGATTGCGGGTGACGCTCGCAATCGTGATGTCACGCACGGTCTTGAGCGCAATGCTATAGAGGTCGTCATCAAGCCGCAGCGTAAGCTGCTGGTTCGGCACGGCAGAAAGAGGGATAATCTGCATATCACTGCCCTCCTGTAAGCGCTTTTATAGCCTCGCTAGTAATATCTTTAGCGCCTATCACACCTTGCTTTGTGAGTGACTGTTTTACTTCTCTCGGCTTTTGCTCCCCGCGCTGCACCGTATCGCTGTGCTCGGCCTCGCGCGGGGCATAGCTCGGCGTGGATTTGATAATCAGCACTTCCTTAAGCTTGAGCGCGATGGGGATGGCGTCGTAAAGCGCAGGGTCTTCCTCATGCGGCATGTCGGTAATTATCATGTTCGCATAGCTGTCCGTTTTAGTCTGCACCACCAAAAGCGCGCTGTTCCGGTAAAGGTCGCGGATCTGCTGATAAACGTCACGGTAATTGTCCGCGCCGCATATCAGCGGCAACTCGATTTCAACCGGCTGCAAAACTTTATGATCGGTAATGATTACGCCGGTCTCGACCGGATGCTCCATTGGCTTTGAAGTTTCTTTGATGGAAGCCTTCATCGGGCGCGCGTCGGCGAAGACCTGATTATATTGGTCGTCATAGACCGCAACGATGTCGGCGGCGGTCGTCGGGATGAAATAATCGAGAAGAGACATTAGCGGATTACCCCCGAGTTCCAGTTGCCGACGGCAGAACGATAGGCGCTGTCGAGTTCGCCCTTGATGCCGAGCGCAATGCCTTGCGGGTCGTTCGCCTGGGTCTCAATCAGGATGTTGTCGATATTGATATTCATCTCGCGGTTACCATTGAGCACGCTTGAAATCACGCTGTTCGAGGTTTGCGCGGCTATCGGGTTGCCAGAGGCCATCTGAATTTGGGCTTTGGCTTCGCGCAAGAAATCGACCGAAGCGCGCGGATTGGCAGGCTGCTGCTCGCCTTCGGATTTTATTTCCTCCATGCCGAAGAACCGGCGCACGGCATTGGTATTGCGCCCGCTCCACTCCATGAAGTCCTTTAGATAGCCGTGCAGCGTTTTCCACTTCTCAAGTATGGTGTCGATATTGAAAGCGCCTTGGATATTGTCGCCCACCTGTTTGATGTCGATACCGATGCTCTTGAGGATTTCGCCGAGCACCGGCCAGCGCTTGATGGCATCACCAATCAGCGTGTCCCCGCCTTCCATGAACGTGCTGATTTCGTCAAACAGCAGGCCAAAGGCACCCGCCACGGCCAGGATTATCCCCGCCATTGCCAGCCAAGGTGCCAAGAAAGCCCCAGACGATAACGCCAGAGCGCCGATAGCTGCACCAAGCGCCCCAAAGAACCCGAGCAGAAAGCCCTTATGCTCGCGCACGGCAATGATGATGTCCTGCACCTTTTCAAGCAGCCAGGAGAAGGCCGGTAGAATGGCGGTGCCGATGGTCGTAAACAGAGACTGGAAAACCGTGCGCGTGTTATCCCATTCCATATTGAACTTGCGCGCGACCTCGGTATCGCGGGTCGTCACAAAAGCCAGTTGCTGCTGACGCTGCAAAATGGCCTCGACCTCCTTGCGCCCGCGCTGCAAGAGCATGATCGTGCCTTCATCCAGCCCTAGGCGCTTGCCATAGGCGAAAGACATGCTTTTGCTCATACCGGCGAAACGGTCGGCCAGACGCGGCAAGATGTCGAGGATTTGCGGCACGCGACCGCCAAGCCCGATTTGGCTGTAATGCTCGTAAATAGACCGCAGCGTTCCCATGAACTCCTTGGAACTGCCGCCCGCTGCCTGCACAGCGCTGCCCCAGGCTGACAGCTTTCCCGCGTCAATGCCGAGGATGTTGGCCTGCTTGTAAAGCTCGTTATTCAGCGCCGCCGCTTCTGTGATACGCCCGCCGAGCGTGGCAAAGGCCGCAATGCTGGTTATCGCCCCCGCTGCCGCCGCCGCGACATCGCGGAACGAGGTTCCGAGCAGTTTCGCGTCCTTATCGGTCGATTTGATATGCTTGTCGAGTTCGTCCGTGGTTTTTTTGGCCTTGGCCGCGCCTTGCTCAAGGTCTGCGTTGTCCGAGCGGAACAGCACAAAGAAGGTTTCGAGGATGTTCATTTTCGCCCCTGCCCTTGCTTCTTCGCGTGCTCCAGCGCCAGCCACTCGTTATACTTCGGGATAACCACGGCCTCCCAAAGCAGAAACAGGTCTTCCAGCGTGTAAATCGTCCGCAACTCGTTTAGAGTTGCTTTTCCTTCGCTGACGACTGCGCCGACAAGTCCGTCAATGTTTGCGTAATCAACGCTTGGGCTTTCTGGGCGATACCTTGAAAGAAATTCAAGGCTAGCCCGTTGCCGAAAAAACTACAGTTATACTCCAGCATTGCCGCCTCGATTTTGCAGAGGGTTTCCCAATCTGGAATGTGGTTATCGACCAGGGCGCGGTTAGACAGCGGCTGCGGCGTGGCGTCGGCAATCGGCACCGCGACAAACGCCATCAGCTTGAGCATGGTTTCTTCACTCACCCCGTAATCACCCAATTTCGGCATATTGCTGACCGGATATTTGGTGATGATTTCACGGCCAGCGATGGCCGGAAATTTCGAGAGGATGAAGGTCTTTTCGACGCCGCTCTGCGTCTTGACCGTAATCTCTTTGGGTTCAAGCAGCGCAGCCATGTTTTACGCCCCGATGCGATTTTCAAACTTGAAGCTGTAAACCTTGGACTTCATGCGGCCTGCGCTGGCAACGCTGTTCCCAGGCATCCCGTCCGTCATCTTGCCCTGGGTGTAAGTCACCATGCGGCCATCGGGATAGATGCCGGTCATGGTGATGACATCGCGGGCACTTTTCTTGCCGCGCCCTGCCCGATTGGCCTCGAACAAAATCGACAAGGCGATGTCATCGGGGCTGTTCGGCACCACGGCCAGATTTGCCATGATAGGATTGGCCTTTGACCATGTAACGAGGTCGCCATTGACACCCATCGCCGCATCATTGATTTGCTGCGCCGGAAGGTCGAACGGGTCGGTATCGTCCGCAAACTGGTTGATCGTAATACCCACCGGAAAGGTATTCGAGGCGATAAGCCGGATTTGCAGGCCGAAGCCGGAAATATCAACAGACATGGCGTCTTGCTCCTTCGTTAAATCAGAACGTGCGTGCCTTCAACCTTGCGGATGGTGTCGTCCTTGGCATAGACGAGGGTGTAAACGGCCTTGAACTCCGTCCGCCCGTCCGTGGTCACATAGGACTGGAACACGACATCGAACCAGTAGCCGATGGCTTGGATTTGCTGCCAAGCGTTATCGTCGCCGGTGATTTGGCCGATATACAGCTTTTGCGTCGTGTTGAGCGTCTTGCCGACCGAGATGCTGCCGTTGAATAGGGCTTGGTCGATGACGGTTTGCAACACGGCGATAAGCTGGCTGCGGCCTTCGGTGTTGGCTGAGACCTTTGCCAGCGAGAGCAGAAGCTCCATAATCGAAGCGCCAGCTTCATCCTTGAGCCATTGCTCATTGGCGAACACGTTCATATCGACCGCATCGGTCGCAATGCCCATCATCACGCCGCGCTGGTAGAAGTCGAGGAATTGACCGGCAGTCTGCGTGCGCCCGTAATAGTTCACCCGCAGCGGGTCATAGATGTTCGCGTCGGCATTCTTGGTGACCGTCGGGGTCACGCCGAACTGCTGGAACATGTAGTTCTGCACGGAGTTGCGCTTGTCGTAAGCGGTCGCCGCCAGAATAGCCATCGGTATCATCTCGTGATACTCGGTCGCCAGCGTGTCGAGCGTCAGCGCCACGCCGCCAATGCCAATCAGCGCCGCCGACCATGATGCAGCATTCGCCGCACTGACCGGCACATGATACTGATACATGATGTTTTGCGCGTCGTTCCACTGCGCGGCTTCGACAATCTGATTAATCGTCAGCGTCGGGATGAAAGCGAAGCTGCCGAAGTTGTTCGAGGCATCGACCGAGTTGGAGAGCGTGGTCGTGATGGTCTCGGTGACAGCGCCATTCGAGAGGATAGCGCCGGTCAGCCAGCCGAGCAGATTGGCGATGTCCGTGCCAGATACGGCGGCAGTCGCGCTGATGACAGCAACGCCCGTTGCGCCGCCGACGAGGTTGAAGGACTGGCGCACGGCGTCATAGCTGACAGTCGCGGCAGTCCACAGAGCGCCGCCCGCTTGTGCGCGGATGGCCGTCTGGATGCGGCTTGCCACGGCGGCGAGCGTCACATCGGTTGAGAAATTGAGGCCAGTGATTGAGAATGTAAACGCCCCCATAGTCAGGCCAAAAGCGCCATTGGTGATGGCATTCCAAGCAGAGAGGCTTTGAACGGCGGGCTTGCCATAAATCAGCGGCGCGACATCAGTGCTCACCCAACGGGCAAAGCTGATTTTCTTCGGCGCTGAGATATTCTTGGAAATCCAGCCAAAGTAAAAGACGGCGCGCAGATATTCTTCGGACGCGCTGCCGAAATAGGTTGCCACGTCATCAGCCGAAGTGAACTCGGCGAAAGAGCCGGTCGGCAGCAGCGGGTTCGTCGTGAACAGACGGGCGATAAGGTCGCGCTTGCGAACACCCGAATTACCGCCGACGCCAGAGGTAATATCGACGTAACGCTTGATGGAAATAGCCATACAAAGTCTCCTTCTAAGGGACGCTACGCCATCACGGCGCTGCAATCGGTCTTAAACCCTCTCGATGACAAACCCCGTCTTAGCCGCGAATGGGACAGACGAGGAAAGCACCTGATTATGTATTACCACAAAATCGAGGGACGGGCTGGCCTCAAATCCGCCACGGTCGGACAAAAAGTAGGGATTTCGCACGTCGGAGATGCGGAGAAAATCGAGACCGGCAGCGCGGAAAGCCGTGCGTGTTTCCTCGCTTTGCAACACCGCGGCGCAGTAATTCAGGATGTCGGAAGCCGTATAACCATCAAGCTTGCTCGGGTCTTGCTTGACCAGCGCATTGATTTGGAAGGTCGTCTCATAGACCTGGGCTTCAACCTTCACGGCCTTGCCGTCATTGCCGATCCACACCTGGGCTTGATCGAATACCTGGCTTGGTTCCCAGGAGCCTTCTGGAACAAACACCGTGCGGCGATATGGCGAGCCGTGGCGGCGGTCAGAGACTTTGTAGAGATAGAGCGTCGGTTCGCGGTTCGCGCCCTGCATGGTCGGCTGATAGGCTTGCTTGACGGCGATGTTAGAACTGCCGTTATTGCCCCATGATAGGCCAGCATCGCCCCAGGCGGGGTCAGTCGCGCCGCCGAACGAGTTCCGCACATCCCAGCCCAATTCCGCTGACCAAGCTTCCGGCGCATCGCCCCAGCCGATACTATCGCCGCCAAGCCAGCCATTCGCCATGAAACCGGCCTGGATAGCCTTGCGGATTTCGCGGATAATCTGATTATCAAGCATCGTCGCCCACCTTGAGGCAGATAACTTGCATCCAGCCGTCTTGCCCGTGCCAATCAGTCGCTGAAACGCAGTTATAGCGCGAACCGGCATAGCCGATCTGGTCACCTGACCAGTCGCGGTCAATGTCGAGGATGTCCATTGGCAGAAAGACCGAGATATATTCCTTCTGGAACTCCAGCCCATAGCGCTCGTAAAGGTCTTGCGGCACGGCCTGCACGCCCGCATTGAGTGTGACGAATGGGGCATACTCGGCAATATCCAGCCCGTTTTCGTTCGTCGTGCGGTTCAAGAAGCGATAATATTTGACCTCCTGCCGCGCAATCAGCCGATGTGCCATATTCAGCAGATTGATGCCTGGAATGTTCATGGCACGTCCTCAACCGCATGGGTTACAGAGGCAAGCATCAGGCCGCTATCGACAAGAGGCTTTGTCAGATTGCCGGTCGTTTGCTTGTCGGCATAACGGCGACGGCGCGCGGCCACGGTCGCGGGTTTCAATGGCGGTGCAGTCAAAGCCGCGATTTCCTCTTGAATATTGCCTGCTGCCAGGGCGGCGATAGAGTCCATGACCTGTTCGGCTCCAGCCTTACCGTTTATCACGGCTTTCGCGCCTTTTGCAGCCAGCCTTGCCCATGCGGTGCGGTTATGATCAATCGCCGGTCGCATGGTCGGTCGCGGCGGAATGCCCTGCTCTGGCGAACCAAACTCGTGGATAGCGGCGACGTAAGCAACGGGCGTGCCGTCTTCATATTTGGCAGTCTCGAAATATCCAGCCTTCGATTGCTTTCCGGCCAACTGGTCAAGCGCTAGGTTGAGCTTGTTCCAGCCGCTTGCCCCAGGGACGCGGTATGCTGCTGCCATCTCAATATATCCCCGTGACCTTGCGGAATGCCGCGCCTTCCGGCAAACCGCCGACATAGAAACCGCCTGCGCCCGCCACAGAAAGCAGCGCCAGCAGTTCGGCACCATAAGGCGAGGTCGAGAGCCACCATTGCCATTGGTCTTTCACCGGCACCTGGGCGACGGTGATGGTCACCTTGTCAATGGTTGCGGATTGCAGAATGGCAGGGCTTTCGCCCTTCGCCGCCAAGGCGCTCAAGAATGCCAGATGCGCGAGCATGAGATAAAGCGCGCGCTGGCGGGCTGCGCCTTGCAACCAGCCGTAATCTTCGTTGCTGATGTGGAGAATTGCCGCGCTCCAATATGCCTGCAAGGTCACATCGGGATAAGCGGCGCTATCGGCATACGCTGGAAATTGCGCCCGAAAAGCCGATGCGTCAAAATCCAGCGTTGCCATGATAGCTTACTTCTTTCCGGCACCCGTGCTTACTTGGATGCCCTCTGGGTCTTCAAAATCATTCGGGGTCAGCGGCGCAGATTGGTCTTTGGTCTTCATGTCGCCTGCAACCCTTTCAGGGTCGGCTTTCTTCTTCTCGACCTTGATAAAGCCATTCTGCTTGTGAAGCTGGAAGACCTGATCATTCTCCAGCACTTCCAGTTCTTCCTCGCTGACTTCGGTCATGATGCCGAGCGGGGTAAACAGGCGCTTGTCGGCCACATTCGAGCCGCCCTTGATAAGCACCTGCTTTTCCAGCACCGGCAAATCAGAGTTTCCCTTGACCCATCCGGTGTAAACGACATCAGTGGTCAGCGTTGAAAAGACATAGAAAGGCATTGGGCTTTCTCCTGTGTGTGTTTAGATGCCCGAGCGGCGCACAACGGCGAACGGACGCTTCAAGAAGACGCCAGCGGTCGCGTTGCTGTAATCTTCTTCGTAGCCCTTCGCGCCCTTAGCAACGCCGAGCAGATTGAAGCGGGCTGGCACCGGCTGCGTCCACACGCGGCCATCGTCGCTGCCGCCGTCCTGCACGCTTTCCGCATACAAATAGAACACGTTGGCACCGCCGTTCGCAGCGGTAAGCTGCGGAGCCGACACGATACGCATACGGGGATAGGTCTTGGAAATCCAATCCCGCACGCTGATGCCGAAATCCGAAGTGACCGAGAGGCGGTCAACCGCTGCCGTGGCAACAGCCAGGGTCATATCCGTGGTTTCGGGGTCGAGCGTGTCCTGACTGGCCGAGCGCAAGGCTGCGACCGCGCCACGGATGTCCGCAGCGATTTCGAGGAATGTCTTGAGCGCCCAAGTGACGCCGCCGACACCCGTTGCCACCGTGACATAGGCGGGCAAGTTTGGATCGTTCAAGAAACCGTAAGTCCGGTTGTTGCCGCTGTTGAAACCGAAGAACCCGACGGCATTACGCTGAATATCGAGCGCGATGCTGACGCTGTTGCGCTTGGTTTCCGCGCTGTTGACGCGGATGGCAGCGGCGCGACCTTCTTCCAGAACCGCAACGCGCATACCTTGCTCGAAACGAACAACGGTGCGGCGCTCAAAGTTCATGTTCCAGCTTGCCAGCGGGACAGGCGAATAATCGGCATAGGGAGTTGGCTTGCCGGTGTTTTCCAGTATGCCCTGGACGACTTCTTCATCAATCCAGTTGCCGATGGTCGAGATGCCGACCAGCTCGTCAATCTTGCGGGCGGCGGTAATGACGCTCACAAACCCAGGCAGGAAAGTTTGCAGGAATTGCAGCGGGGTCGCCATCGAGCCGTTTGTAATCGTGCTCTGAATGGCGTCCATCGCGACGGACAGGGCATTGCCCTTTTCCAACGCATCGAAGCTGATGCCGATGCGCTTGAGGTCGCGATAAGCCGCAACGTCTTCCTGAGACAAGCGGACTGCCCGAACATTGCGCGGGCTGATGTAGGAGCGTTCTGCGGCTTGTTCCATTTTGCTTTTCCTTCCTAGGGATGCGGCGACATCACGTCGCTGCGGTTTGTTGACTGTCAGACTTAGTTATTCACGCGCACCAGCGCTAGGCCAGCGCCAGACGGTGTATAGTCAATGACCTTGCTATTCGGGACAGCAGCTTCGCCGCCGCCAGGAGCACCAGTGCCAATAACACCCGTCGTGGTGTTGTATTTCAGAGCATCGCCGATAGCGGCAGCGCCTGGAACAGCAATCCAGATTTCGCCCTCATAAAGCAGTTCGCCGATGGAGTTGTCTGGAAGCACGAGGCTAGGAGCCAGAGTGCCGCCGCCCGTGGTGCCGCGCAAAGCATAGTGCTTTGGGTTAATCAGGATGCCGCCGACAGCGCCCGTGCCGCCAGGAGCGGCCACGCCTTCGGATGTCACCGTGAAGTATTTGCCGACATCGTTGGTCTGCGCGCCGCCGACCAGCGTATAAGGCTTGGCGATGTATGGGCTGTCATTCGCCAACTCGCCGACAACGCCAGCGCCCAGATTGATGTTTACAGTCGATTGCAGTGCCATTTTGTAGCTCCTTCTGAGGGATGCGCTGTCATCACGACAGTGCGGTCTGGTGTTGCTTAAGCGCCCAGATTAGGCGGCCTTTCCGTCAATGAGTTTGTCAATCGCGGCGATTTTGCCGGACTGCGTTTCCTTGGTATCAAGGCCGATGGTTGCGCTGTCAGCAGGGGTCACGCGATTGTGCAGATAACCCTTGACCGCAGCCAGTTCCGCGCCGCTGTCACAAGCGATGCTGAGTTTCTTGGCCGCATACTGCGCGACTTGCTGCAAGCTCTTTTCCGCATGGTCGAACGTGCCGATATGGGGAACCAGCTTGGCGACAAGCGCATCACGCTGCGCGATTTCTTGCAAGACGGTCGAGAGGTTGCTCGCCTTGAGTTGCGTGACTTCATTGCGCAATGCCTGGATGGCGGCATCCATGCCGGTCTTGCCTTCTTCGTCTTTTTTCGGGTCGCTGTCACCGGCAGTCGTGGCCGTGGTTTCGTCCGTCTTGGCGGCGGTCAGCGCGGCAACAGCTTCATTCAGCTTCTGCACTTGCGGAACGAGGTCAGTTAGAATGGCCAAGGCTTCCTCAAGGGTCATGCCCTTCTTTGCTTCGCCCGTGGTGCCTTCGGTTTTGGTTTCTTCGGCCATTTTCGCAAACTCCTTTGCATCGAACGTGAACTTAAGATGGTCTAACACAGCGACATCCTTGCCCATGCGCCCCTCTTGCACGAGAGCAAGATGGTTCCCCCTGATTTGGCGCTGCACAGCATCGTAATGCTGTCCATTCCACACCCCAGGGGTCAGGTCGTATTGGCACCGATAACCCGCCGATAAATCCTTCTTTCCTAGCTCATCAACCTTTTGGGACAGTGAGCCTGAAAACACCTTGATATTACCAAAAAGCGTCCCGTCACGGAAAAATACTTCCTCGCCGATGACGCCGTGAACGCCCTTCTGTTCGGCAGGCATGAAGTCGCCGCCGAGCATCGCATGGTCGTCGATGAAGGGCAGCAGCTTGAAACTCTCGACGCACTCGGGCGCGGAAAGTTCTTCCTCTGGCCGCAAAACGTAATACATCCGGTCAGGCTCAAGCTCTGGGCTTATCGACCGCCCGAGATACGGAAAGACGCCAGCTTTCGAGATCGGATTTTCTTTAATCTCAAACCATTTGTTGATGTCATAGCGGCGGGCGCTGTCCGCGTAGTCCATAGCCTGTGCGGTCGTCATTCTTCGTCCTCCTCGAAATCCACAATGGGAATTGCAACACAGCGGCAGTTGATGGCCTGCCCTGGCATACCGCGCTCGCCTGTGTTTTTGTCGATGACGGGCGGGTTATCGACGGAAAAGATTTTGCCGCTCATGGCGATATGGTCGCGGCGCGGATGCTGTCCGCCTGCCGAATGCAGCCACTTGAATTTGCGGATGCCGAGCGCATCCATGCGGTGTTTGTTGATGGCCGAATAGGTCTTGCGCGTCTGGTCTTGTGCGATAAGGCGGGCGCGGCGCTTGGTCACGCCCTCATAGGCTTGCAGGGCTGGCACGAGGTCTTGCAGGCCGTTGCCGGTCGTTATCGAGCGCATGACTGCGCCCTCTACTTGGTCAAGGTATTGAGACGGAATGGATTTAATCAGCGCGACGTTCTCATTGACCGATGCTTTCATGCTTTCGCGCAGCGCGCCGGACAGGACATCGGTCTTGAGTGTCAGCTTTTCCGATATTTCTTTGAGGCTGATCCCCATTGTGGCGGCGCTGGCTTTCTCGGTATCATTGACCATGCGCTCGGCTGTTGGCTTGGCTATCGCGGCAAACATGGCCTCGAATTTCTGGCGCAGGGCAGCAGCAAGAATGCGCGCCTGACTGGCCGTGCTGGCATCCTCGGCATAGGCCGCAGCGTGCGGCTCGGCAAACAGCTTCTCGACGGCGCGGCGCGTCTGCTTGAGCATACGGGTTACGACGACATCAAGCGCTGCCGCATAGCGGCGCTGCACGGCGGCATTGACCATCAGCGGCTTTCCAACTAGCGCGCGCCCGATGTCAGATGGTTGCTGCTTCTTCGCCATCATCCTGCTCAATCACGCGGTCAGCGAGGCCGTTATAGCCGCTCGACTTGTCGGCCATCAGACGGTTGCGCTCGTCTTCGCCGTCAATGGCTCCGGACGCGGTAAGGGCGTTGCCGGTTTGGGCTTTCTTGAGGTTGATGTCAGCCAGTTCAATCGCCGTGGGGCTATCGACGGGGTTCCACTCGATTTCGACGCCGATGCGCTCTTGCATTTC